TCATCAAACGCTCACAAAAACTTAATGCTTGTTTTTGAGCGTCCTTGTCTAAAGCTATATATATTTTTTCGACACTAGACATTACAATCTTCTTCATCAAGTTTGATTGTATATTTTTGCCTAGTAACGGGATTGCATTACGTTTGATGGCTATTGCATCAAATGGTCCTTCGCATAATATAAACGGTAAATCCCAATTTATAAACAGCTCAAATGGTATGATATCACGAGATACAGATGGATTTTTATATTTAATTTTAGGGTCTTTTTCAAACGAACGACCTGTAAAATAATTTAAACTTCCGTTAGCATCATATGATGGAATAATAACCATATTTTTGTAAGGACCTGTTTCACAATAACCAATATTATATTTAAGAATATCTTCCTCTGAAATATTTCTGGATTTTAAGTAAGCTAAAGCTTGACGTCCTGAAATATTTGTTTGAGTTATATTTTTAAATGTTTTAAATTCTTTAGGTAGATTTACTTTTTCGGCAACAGCATATTCTCTATCGGAGGTTTCTGTTTTAACTAAAGCTCTTAACTCCATCATCTTTTCAGGTGATGCTGTTTTTTGTTTAAATACTTGAGCTACCTTTTTACCTTTTTTATCACAAGCCCAACAATGCCAAGGATTTTCTCCTTTTTGGTTTTCAGTAAAATTAATTTCTAACTTAGGTTTATGGTGATTACAGAAGGGACAACTATAAGCATAGTTACCTCTCGCTGTTGGTTTACCAGTTCCTAATACAGAATTTACTAAGGCAATCAGTGGTTGATTGAGCATATACAGTAATGTACAAACTTAATCTTGCGTAGCAAAGTCTTTAGTGTAAAATTTTCCTAAAATATTATCATTCATCCATTTATCAGGATTTTCTAATACACCATATGCGAATAAATACTTACACTCATGGTAAGTAAGAAGTTTTTTATTAAAAACAAACTGTAAGATCTCACGGGTAAAGTCCTCTTGTTTACCTCCTTTAATGAGTTCTACAATTTGTTTTGTAGATCCGTAATACGTTTTCCAATCAGATTCTTTTTGAACTACTTGAGTAGTAGGTTTACGACCTCTACCTGTTTGCTCGGCCAGTTCTTTTTTGGTTAATTTACGTTTAACGTTGTGATATAGCGATTTTTTTCCAATATACGATACCCCACTTGGTTTGTGAGTTGTAATGTATATAAAACCGAATGTTCCTTGAGGCATTTCCTCAATTGAATTTATAACTTGTTCTTTGTATAACCACATAATTTATCTATCTATGTTTATAAGTATTGTAGTGTCTGTTGTAGGTGAAGTAGGTAATGGTTGAGCTAATTTTCCTATTGCTAATAATTGTTGGGCCTCATTATAAAGTCCTATTGTTGTGACATAAGGACTGAAGTAAGAACTAGTAGCATAACTATAAAGTATTTCATCACTTGAACCTGACAATATAGATGGGTTTTGAGAAAAATTAAATTCGTTTTCTCTTATTGTACACTTGTATTGTGTTTCATAAATTGTAAGAGATGAAGAAAACGAACATGTAACATTGTTTGTTGTTACAAAATTATCAATAACAGCATTATATGATAATCCATAAGTTGAAGTACCATAAGTAGCTGTTCCATAAACACTAGATGTGTATGCTGGGTTACCACTAGTAAGTACTGCTATTCCATGACTATAAAATATGTTTCCACATATTGTTTGTGATGAGGAAAATATTAAATTACCCTGTGTATCATCATAAACAGTACCATAATCAGCAGACCATGTAAAAGAACCTGGTTGGATAGAATTTCCAAATAATCCAACAGGTATTGACATTACTCCAATATTAGCTAAAGATGCTGTTGGAAAATATCTTGCAAAAGTTAAATCTGTTTGAGGGTAATTATAATATCTACCTGCTGAGGAAGTTGTTCCTACTAAAACATCACCTGCTGTATTTTCTCCAGGAAATATACTTGCTGTAGGTACGGGTGAGCTAAAGCTCGAAGAAGTTAAATAATTAGAATAATAAAGTTGTTCAATAGAACTATAAACTAATCTTTGATATTGAGTACCATTTTGTCCTGTTGTAGGATCGGATAGAGGATTAAATAATGAACTAGAATTTAAACCTAAAAGTCTATCAATCCCTACATTAGAACCGGTTAAAGCAGCTGTCCCTTGAAAACTAAACGATTTGTTTAGTTCAAGCGGAGTAACTACTATATCCGATGCTAGAAATTGTTTGTAGGCGCTCATTCATTTTAGAAATCAAGTTTAACTCTAACAAGAGCTTCTTTAGTAAAATCTTTTAATAATGGTCTTGACAATTTAGCAACCGCTAATAATTCATTTGAATCATTATACAAACCAATTGTAGTAATATATACTTGTGGGTTAGTAATAAATTGAGAATATAATACTTCTCCTGTTGAACCTGAAATAAATGATGGATTTTCTGAGTAATTAAATTCTGAACTTCTAGGTCTTACAAATACATAATCTGAAGTAATAGTTTCTTGAGAATTTAAAGTAAATCCATTACCAGCAGCACCCGAAGCACTAATAGCGTTAAATAATGCAGTATTAGGAGATACGTTAGGGGCAGCTGAACCTGTAGATGAACCACTATAAGCAAAAGAAATACCACCACTAATTGGAGGAGCAGCTAAAGCTAAAGGATTTAAAATAATAGTTCCAATATCAGGTAATAACCAACCATAAGAACCAGAGTTAGCTGAATAGCCATCTGATGTGTTTCTTGAAGTAATAGTTGCTCTTGAACCTGCTGATCCTGTAATTAATTGAAATATACGGCCTGCTTCACAAAACTGAACTGAAGATACATAATTGCTGTTATCTGTTAATTGGATAGATCCTGAACTACCTGTTAAATTTAATGTTAAAGAACCTAAAAATAATGATTCTTTATAACATTGTCTTTCTATAGGTAAAGCAAAAAATTGTGATGAGGTAATAGTACCAAAAATAAAATTTGTATTTTCATCTCCAATTACTAAATCTTGCCATTGTCCAAAAATTGTACCAGTTGGTGATTTACCATTAACAGCATTATTATAGTTAGCACTACCACTACCTGCTTCATTACCATAAGCAATGGCAAATTGAATAGAGGAAGTTGCTGTAGTACTATATACGTTTAGGTAATAATCTCCTGAGCTATCATTAGCTTGAACAGAAGAAGTATAAAATGCAGTTAATGTAGGTGAATTGGTAGTCCAAGCCGTTGCTGAAATAGCATCTGAGCTTACTAAGAAATCATCGGCTTCTAATCTTTTAAATGACATTTTTTATATATTAAGATACTTTAGTTACTGTTACAGGAATTGTTAAACGAGCACCACTATCTCTACCTTCAATAGTTAATGTAGCTTGTAATTGGGTTTGTGAACCAAATAATGTATTTACTGTGGTTGCTGTCATATTAATTGTACTACCTACTACAGTTCTTGATACTGATGTACCAATAGTAGTTGTTTGATTTGCTAAATTTAAGGCTTCTACAGTAGGAGTATTAATACCTACACCTTGGAAGGTTGAGAATAATCTTATGTCTGAAATAGTTGCAGTATAACCTGCTGTTTCGTAAGTATTTCCACCTTGGTAGTTTAATGTTTGTGGTGTAATAGCTAATGAAGCTCCTTGTTTTAGAATGATTGAAGAGTATCCAATATCCAAAATTGGAATTTTAGCTGTTCCACGAGGTAAAGTTACTAACTTATATTTCATGGTTTGGTTAGCTTGTGGAAATGCCTCTAACAAAGGCATATTAACAATAGCTTGACCATAATAAGCAGAACCGGATGGGTGGTTTGGATTATATAAAGTATAATCAATTTCATCATCTGCTAAAGCATATTGAGTAATTTTAAATTGATTGTTTTGTTGAGCAAGTAATTGACGCCCAACATCTGTTAATATTGCGTCTACTGTTACTACGGTATTATTTAAATATCCCATTTGTGTATTTTATTATAAATATGTTAAATTAAATTTTTCTGTGCTAAATTTTGTACAATATCGTTAAAGTTAGTAGTTAATGCTTGAGAAGGATATTGAGGTAATAAAAATCCTGTTCCACCACCAGCATTTACTACAGAAGATGTAGATTCAACAAGTACTAAACTTGGGTTTGGTACAAATCTTCTAATTAAGAAATAATTTGGGGGGTAAGATCCCGTATAAGGACTATCTAGGAACAGATATAAATTAGTAGAGACACCGGCTGTATAATCATGAGATGCACTATTAATTCTCCAAACTAAATCCTCAGATCCTGAGAATCTTATTTCGTCTCCTGACTGAATAGTAAAAGGTAATGGGGGACTAAATCCACTTCCAGTAACAGGTACTTGGATAAAGCTAGCACTTTCAAATCCAAAAGCATATGGTGGGTTACCATTTTCATATACTGTAGCTAAAGAATTAGGATTTATAGATGCTAAATTTGTTGAAGAAGTTAATACTGAAGGAGAGGATGAACCTGTTGTAAAGAAACTAGTAACAGATAATGAAGCTCCTCCATTATTAAAATTAATACTAGTTAAAGCTCCATTCCCTAAAGATCCACTATCAGTATAAACAATAGGAAATACTTCTACTCCTGGTTTAATTACAGGGAATGTTCTTGAACCCCCATCACTACCGGCTGTATTATATAAAGTTAGGGTAGGAGTTGATTCATCAGGATAAGAATCTAATAGATTATAATAGTATGAAGATGAAACATTTCCAGGATTAATTACTGTTCCTATTTCATTAACCATGAACTTTACATGGACGTTATAAGCGTTTTTATACTCGGGGTTTGAAGAACCAACCCAGTCAAAATATGTAAAGAAAGATCCTAATTGTTCTACGTTTGGAATTTTACCTATTGGGCTTCCTGTAGTAGCCGGTTGATTAAATCCTGGTGATGTAGAACGAGAACCTTTGTATCTCGGGTTAATTACTCGAGCTGTAGTATAATTAGAATCTTGTACAGCTGCTCTTGTAGCACTACCACTTAATATATCTTGTTCATTTACAGCCGTTATTTGGTTTGTTGTAAAATCAACATCCATATACTTTGAGCTAAATCTTTCTATTTGAACATCTCCTTTTAAAACCTCACAATCGGGTTCAATATAGGACTCGTATACAAATATATTTGTGGCTGTTAATGTTGGGAAGTTTGTAGTAAAGAAATATAAAGGATTTATTATACCATTTAACTGTAGTTTATCTACTGTATTTGAGGTACCACTAATTAAAGTAGTATTATTATAATATACTTTTCCAATACCATCAACTATTTTAGCTCCACCAGCTCCAGTTCCCCCTAAATTATTTTCTGTAAAGGTAATGTAGTAAGTTTTTTCAAAATCAAAATCATATTTTACACTATTAGTAGTGTAAGTAAAAGCAGGATCATATAAGTTTCCTAAAGAAGCAGTATTATATAATTGAACTATTTCTACATTACAATCACTTAAATCACCAGTTGTAACTACTAAATTAGAACCACTTAATTCTCCATTAAAAAATTCGGTTTGATAAGATGATGTAAAAGGTACTGAACCACTTAAAGAAGGTGTTGAACCATACCATACTTGATCAATATTAACAACTCCAGGATAAGTATAAACTGAGGATGTTTGTCCAAATAGTTCAGGCATTGTACCTCCGTTTGATCCCTCTATTGTTCCTATATCAATTGAACCTGTAATTGTTTGATCTTCAACTATGTAAGGTATATTAGTAGAACCACTACCTATATTAGCAATAGAGGCAGAAGGACTAACTTGGGGTGTACGATATCTATTTCTATTTAATAATGTATTTTTGACTACAATACCGGCAGCTAAAGATGCTCTTGCAGGTACCCAATCGGCTAACATTTTAAATAATGAATTATCAAAAAATTCAATTAATCTAATATAATCAAATTCCTGGTAGTTTGATGTATACTTAGCAAAGTAAGCATCTCTAATAGCATCTAAAGCAGGGTAAGTATCTAAAGAAGATGATTGGAATCTAGGATCTCCAATTACATCTCCTAAGTTAAAGTATCCTAAAGTAGAATTTATATCCTCATTTATTTCGTTTTGAGGAGAAAATGCTACTTCAATATAATCAATATCTCTAGTATAACTTTGGCTTATAGAAGGTTCTTGTTGTACTGAAATATAAGGGGATAAAACATTAGAATTAGGAACGTTAGAATAACTACTACTATAAGGTAAAACAGTATTTTGTTGTTTTATCTTTTGAGAAATAGCGTTTTGAATACCTGCTGGTACTTGATCAAAGTAAAATACTTCTGTATTTGGAATGTATTCACCTCCTGAACTTGTATAAAAAATACTATTTCCAACAAATGAAGAAGTTGTAACCCAAGATCCTGTTACTTTTGGGTGAACAGAAATAGAAGCAGTATATAATTCACCTCCTAAAGTAGCCCTAAATGCTAAGTTTTCACTTGACTCAATTGAGTAAGGATTCATTACATAAGCATCAAAATTACTTTCTGAAATAGGTAATGTATAGTATCTGATTTCTTGTAAAGAACCAGTAAATACTTTACCTGCTAAAGAAGAAGATATACCAAAATAAGATTTAGTACTACTGTTCCAAGATGTAGCAGCAGATGTTACAGACGATGAAGCTTGAAATCCTATAACGTTTCCGTCCTCACCGTCATAATTTTTATTTTTAGCGTATAAAGTATAAACGTTACTGTTTTTATTTACTAAAACTGACCACCAACCACCTTCATAAAAAGGTAAATAAACACTTGCTGACGTATTGGGTGATGCTGGGTTAGGAGAAAAATCTAATTTAGCGTATTGGTAATAAGGATTTACAGTTGAACCTGAATATGAACCACTTGTGTATCCTGAACCTGTATATTTTAAAACGAGTTTAACGTTTTGATCTGTTTCCCATAAACTTTGAGATACAATACTTGCTGTGTTTTGAGGTAATCCTGTTGTTTGGAATCTAAATTCTACAGACTGAGGGTTATCACTTGTAGCTCCCCAAGTTGAATTTAATACAAAAGATGAACTTACATAAGCGGAACCACTTGTATAAAAAGCATAGTTATATTCATCCTGCCAGTTATCATAGCTATTAGGATTTTTATCTTTACCTCCAAATTCATTAATACGTAAAATAGTATCAGGAATACCAAAAGTTGTAATTAAGGCTCTTAAACCCTCAACACTACCTTTTTTCTTAAGCAAATAAGGAATATTATGAAAAATACGCTTATAAGTAGATTTATTTATATCACTTGTAGGTAATAAAGAAGATGTTGAAGAGGCAGTAACATAAGTACTAATATACTGTAAACCAGATCCTGAGGGAACGGGTAATGTAGTTGTTGTATAAGGTAAATTATATAAACTACCTGATGGAGTTATACCTAATAATGCTTGGTATAAATCATTAGATGAGAAATTGTTTTGATAAATTTTAACACCTAAATCCCTTAAAATATCTGCTACTAAATCTTTAGAAACACCGTAAGTTAATCTGTTATCAGCATTATATTTTTCAGTAACATCTTGTATGTAAACAAATACAGAGTCAAAAATTTGACCTATCATTTCAACAAACAACTCAAACTCAGCGTTTTGACTATCATCTCTAATATATGAGGGGATAGCTAAAGTTAAAGCATTGTTGTTTTCAGAATCGTAATATTCTGCTACACCTGATTGAGAAGCAAACCAAGCAACCCCAGCAGGAGATGTTGTTAAAGCGTTTTTATATGGGGGTGTTGAGTTAGTTTTAGGCCAACTTGTTGAACCTGAATTAAAGTATAAGTAGTATTCGTAATTATCAAACCCAGTAATTAAGGCATCAATTTTATTTTGCCAAATAATATTACTAGAGGAAACATAATAAGAACCGCTTGATGAATTATTTGATAAGCTAGCACTATAATTGTATTCTTCTAATAATTCTAGTTTATAATAAAAATTTTCTAATCTTGTTTGTGCAGATGAAAAGTGAATAAAATTAGAATAATCAGAGTAATCAATGTTAATCTGAATATTATTTTGAGCTAATAAATTATTTAATTGGTATTGTAAACTACCAGTTCCTTGAGAATAAGATCCAGAGGTTTGTTTTAGATTAGAATAATTAGTATAATCTGTTGAATTATTTATTTCATCCTTTACACTTATGTTAGTATTAGGACCTTTTAAATAAATATTTTCATCTACATTTTCAAATACTTGATTGATAGTAACATTGTAAGCAACAGATTCTGCTACTTGAGTTACTGCCCATACTTGAGATTGTAATGTAAATTGAGCAGGTAAGGGTTCATATAACTTAATTAAGACTGTAGGGTTATTAGGGTCTGTATTGTCTAATAAAGCATTAACAGCAATAACTAAATTATTGTTACCGAAATCTAAGTAAAAATCATAATAACTTCCGGTTGAGTTTGTAATATTACTTATTAACTCTAAAGAAGAAGAAACTACTAAAGCATTAGGAATAGATGTAGTATCTAATCTAACCTCAGTTCCGTCAGAACTTATTTCTGAAATAAAATAAGGTGTGTCTGGGGATGATGCAAGTTTAGGACTTACAAAATTATAAACTGTGTTGTATTGTCCTTCATTAAAATCTTGGAATAATAAATTTTCTCCAGGATATAAAGTTAAAATATTATCAATTAGTTTATATCCGGAAAAATTTAAATCCTCATATAATAATTGATTGTTTAAATCATAAATAAAGTATTCAACTTTATCTGTTTGAGGGTTAAAACTTGTTTGGCTTTCTAAGTTAGTAATAAGAGAAGTATCCTCAGACGAATATTCTTGAAGCTCAAAAGTAAGAGGGTTAATAGGTTGTATATTAATTACTTCTGCCATTTATTATAGTGTTAAACTCCCTGTAAGAAGTTGTTGTTGTAATGTTAAATTTTCTTGTCTCAAATTAGTAATTTCTTCAACTAATGCTTGAATAGTATCATCGTTATTGAAACTACCAACATATTCTTGACTCGTTTTTATAAGGTACTCATGAGATTCTGTATCTCCAAATTTAGGTATAACAAAGAATAATTGTTGATAATTCTGAAAAAATTCAGTAACAGATACTGTAGGTAAAACTATAGAACTGGTTGGAGTTGGTTGTAATAATTGAGTAAAGGAAGTATCAATAACTCTTTCATATTGAGATTTTGCAAATACTTGTTTACTTAATACTATTGTTTCAGCCATTATCCGTTAATTACTTTAAAGTAGTATTGATCATTAAATACAATTGTTGAACCATCTATAGTACTTTGAACTAAAATAGTGTAATATCTTTCTGGTTGAAGGAAATTCATATGTAAGTCAAAGTAACTTGAGGTAGCATCAGCACTAATTTTAGTATAATTAGAATCAAAATTAACTACATATTCATTAGTTTCTAAATCTTTTAAAGCCCAATAAGATGAACCAGAAGGTAAATAGTAATTATTTGTATAAACGGATTCTGTTTGCCATAACTGAATAGGATATTCGGGACGAGCATTTATTCTGAATCGGTTTATACTTGAGCTATAAAATGTACCTGGATTTTGGGCTAAGGTAATTGTTGCTGGAAGAGTGTTTAATACTCTTTGTGTTGAAGAACCTGTGTTCCAAGTAAAATCATCCCAACTGATTTGTAAAGCTGGAGGGTAAATTGTATTAGTATCAACAGAAAAATATTTTAATTCTGGTTGGTAGTTTTTATTATCAACCCACTCTAAACGTTGTTTTAATAAAAATCCGTAATTAGGTAAAGAACCAGTAACCCAAGCGTTTACTGTATTTTTAACATTTAAGTTAAGATCCTTATCCGTTCTATAAGAAAAAGTAACAGATGAAGAATATTGTGAACCTGTATACCAAACACCTCCTCCAGGGGGAACAGATGAGGTATAAGAGGCAGTAGCATATTGAGGTGCTGACCAGTAATTACTACCTGAATAATCTGACCAAATCCAGCTACAACCATCAGTAGAAATAGGTTCATCTAAGTACCTACCAGTTCCCATTCCCCAAAATTGGGCTGCTGGGAAGCAATCTACAGATGTTGTAACTGCTAATCCAGTAACAGTAGATACAAAACATTGTAGTTTTGCACTCCAACTTCCTGAATCAAAAGTAGCTTGTGGAATTAAGTCAACAGCTGCTGCTATGTCCTCATTAGCAAATTGAACTAAAAATCTACTAGCTTGGGGACTAGGATTTGAATATGCAAAGGTAGTAAGAGTAGCTTCAATTATTTCATCTAATCCCGTATTCATACTAGGGAATAAAGAATATAATGTAGCGTCTTTTTCGGGAAATATTTTTAATACTGCCATGTTGTTATAAATTTACTACCCTTCCTTGGATATCTTGGTTAGGATATTTAACTTCAAAAATACTTGGATCTAGTGAAGGATATACTACATTTGAAACCGTAGCAGCACTTATGTCATAAGCATAGGGAGAATATCCTATATTAGTACCTACTAGATTAGTAATGTTTACAGATTTTACTGTTTGAACCCCTGTGATTTTGTCTAAAAGAATATAAATATTTCTTAAAACAATTGGTTGATTGATTTGCCATTTATCAACAGCAAAATAGTCTTTTAAAGCAACTATACAATCAGCTAATACTTGGTTACTGTTATATTCTGGTAGTACTATAATATCAAAATTAACCCCAATATTAATAATAAATCCGTCTTTAATATTAACAGAATCGTTAACCATTCTATATTGAGATAAGTATGTAGTAACGTTTTGTTTTAAAGCGGGAGATGCTGTGGCTAACTGTTGGTTCACGTTATATGACAACACATACAAGTCTAATACGGATTGAGACTCACCTGCTGATAATGATTGAGCTTTAGTTGGTTCAATATATGCTTTTGAAATAACACCGTATTTGGCAGGCATAGAAAGTGTTCTTACTAAATAATCATCTTGAGTTACGTTACGTAATTGTGAGGCAAAGTTAGCAGATGAATTTTGTCTAATTTCCTCTACAGTATCTCCATCTCCTCCTCCATCAGCCGCAATTGGGTTAGTAACAGCTAATGAATCAAATATGGTTTGAGCAGTAACAGAATTTAAATTTGAATTTAAAAACTGAATGTTTGCTGTTAAATTAGTTAAATCGTTTGAAGGTACGTTTGATGCTACTCCCCCACCTGTTAAATATCTAACAGTAAGTGTTGTTTGAGAAGGTGCAATACCATAAGTCTTAGTAAATAAGAAGTTTTCAGGTGAGTAAGCAGTAGTTAATTTATCTTGTTCAAAAGGTAAACCAATACCTACGTTATTTGGATTAGGAATAATTTCCTCATCTGTATCTAAAGCTGTACCAGAACCAAATTGTAATTGTAAAGATCCAGAATCTAAAAATCTAGTTACAAATCTACGTTGTACTTTTTCTAATTTTAATAAGTAAGGTGTATCACCAGAATATTGAGACAAATTAGGATCATTTACATTGGTATTTTTTATTGAATTATATACCATTTCTTGACCCAAATAATCTACCTCATACCACTTATTATCATCTGTATCCGTTACATCTAAAATTCCTACAATTTGAGGGGCATTTATTTCAACTGTTGAAAACTGTTGAGGAGCACCGAACGTAAAAGTAGTTGTATTAATAGTAGATGAAATAGCTTTACGAGTTTTCTTTAAAAGGAAATAATTTGGATTACCTCCAGTTAATGAAAACACAGTTATTTCAGTAGGATCTCCTGAACTTGATACTGAAAAATCTACAGGATCTTCTATTAAGAATGATACTGAATTATTTGTAACTGATGCTACTTGAGCATTTTGGTTAATAAATAAAGAATAATCAAAATCAGGTACATAAGTAGAACCTGAAAGTTTAGCAGGTAATTGTTGATAAAAATCAATAGCCGTAGTAGCAACTTGAGTTACATTTGGTTTGTAACCAAACATATAAGCTAACTCATATAGGTTATTAGTTTGACGAGCATACTGTAGATATGTTTCTTGAACCTGATTATCAAGGTAAAAAGATAAAACATCACCTACGTAAGCGGCCATTTCCATAAACATCATTCCAGGAGATGCTGGAGTAAAGTCGTTATAGGTTGTAGGGAAATATGTTTTAGCATAGTCTACTAAACTAGCCCTTAACTCGTTAAAGTCCCTATTAATATATTGAATATTTTTTCTTTTAGTTGCCATTAATTAAATAATATTTGTACTGTATCGCTTAAACCTGTATCTTTTATATTGTATGTTAATTCTACCATTACTTGGTTATAATCAGGGATTGAATCTACGTTTAAACTTCCAACTATAACATTTGGAAAATATAACCCCAATTGTTGTTGGATATCTTCTTTTAAAGAATCAAGATTATCTTCGGCTATTTGTTGGAAAATAAAAGCCCTTAAATTAGCACCAAAATTTGGATTTAAATATCTTTCAGGTTGATTAGTTAAGAAAAAATTAATTAAATTATTTTTAACGGCTTCTTTTGTAGTATATGTAATTCTAAAAACACCAGGAGCATTAAAAGGAAGACCTACCCCAACCCCAACACTAGGTTTAAGATCAATAGGGGATATTTTCTTTGCTCCAAAGGCCATTATTTACTCATTAAAGCCATTATTTGATCTAATCCAACATTACCTTCAGGTAATGCTCCATTAATAGCATCTACAGGCCCGTTTGCTTGAAAATTACCAGCATAAGCAGTTGTAGCTGCTCCTCCGCTTTGCATTTCTTCTAAAATACCTCCAAACATTGCTTGTCTTTCAGCTGGAGTTAATTGTTTTGGTTTTGAAAGATGTGGTTGAGCGTAAGTGTCCTTGATTGACTCCGTAACAATTGTTTTAGGGGCACGAACAGCTTCCAATAGAATATCTTTTAATTCTTCTTGAATAGCTTCCTTTACTGCCTCTTTAATAATTTTTTTAAAATCTGATGGTTTCATTGTTTATAAATATTAAGTTAATAAGCTTTTAAATTATCTCTGTCGATTATTAGTTTTAATTCATTGATTAAGGTTTGGTCATCTGTTGTAAAGGATAATTCTGTAGTTATCAGAACAATACCTTGAGCATTTTTACCTAATGCTCTTCTACGAGTAACAGTAGGTGTATAAGGTACTTCCTCTATTTCAATGATAAATCCATTGTATGTGGATAAGTTTTGAGTTGCCTCGGCTTGTTTTTGTGAATCAGCTAATGATGTTATTTCGGGAGATTGAGGTATTAATGTTAAATTTTCATCACAAGCTAATATAAAATTATCTACCAGCTTTAAGGATTCTGTTATTTTTAAAGTATATGCCCCTATAATAGAAATAACTAAAGCAGAACTGCTTAGTGTTTCTTTAATTTTAGCTAACTTTGAATCCCCATATTGATCAAAAGTAATTTTCCTAATTGCTGTTTGGATATCATTCAAACCAGAAACAACAAATCCAGGAACACCTGGGGGAGAGGGTATAAATTTAGAAGCTAAAGATACTCCTATAGAAGCAATATCTAAAGTAGTTATAGTTGTTAAAATTATATTTAAAAAGTTAGATACTCCTGTAATAGAGGTTCCAATTACATTTAATCTAACACCAATACTGTTTAATTGTTCTACAATATTGTTTCTTTGGTTTAATACTTCTTGTAAAGTAGCGGCATCAGGACAAACATCAGAGGTTAAATTATATTGGAGTATAAGATTATCTACAGATGGTTGTAAAATATCAGGAATTCTAGACCCAAGATTTAAAAGTAAAATAGGTAATTTAGCTGAACCTTTTGGCTTTAAATCATCTGGAAGTGAATTTAATAATATGTTTATATCTATTCCGCTCATTACAAAGTTTTACTTATTTTAGATTTAGTCTGATTGTTTAATTGAGTTTTGATCTGTAGTAATTTAGGTGCTAATTGAGTAGCAGCTGGTAATACTAAAGGTCCTCCACTTGGGGTAACACTTTGTAGAGCTATAGTCAATTTATATAACTCATCAATTAAATCTGTTAAAATAGCTATAGTTGAATCTCCTTTTAACAAAGGTTCTGTTGCTGTTTTACCTCCTAATTTTACAGAAGAGGCATTTACTACAAAATTTGATTTAGTATCAAAATTAAACCCTTGTACAGCGTTAAACCCTATTGTTTGAGCAGAACTTAATAATAAATGATCTTGAGTAGTATTAAATATTAATCGACCCGAATTTAAAATAACTTGCTTTCCAGCATATTGTTCGGGGGATGTTGGTTGGGTTTGATAACTATCGTAAATCGTACTAGAGGCTTTTAATGGTACTTTTTGAGTACTAGTAAAGTAAGCTGAGGAGTCATCATTATTAATATCCTCTACTGTTGGAATCCAACCTTCCTCTGTTTGTTTGCCCTGTCCGTTTCTAATAATTAAAATAGGATCTCCATTAGTACCAACTGTTGACCAATTATTTGGAGTATTTTTAACAGTAGAACCAATACGAATTGAATTACCCCATCTTCCCTCACTAATAATATCACCTTCAAAAGGTAAAATAGGATGAATATTAGAACGTTCAATAAAGGTTTTACCTAAAAATATTTCTGTAGATTGATCTGTGACTCTTCTAATACTACCTACTTGTGTTTGAACATAATCCTTTTGTTGTGTTGGAGGTAAAGCATTAGGAGCTGTAGGATAAGCATTATGATGAGGATGATTCCAAAGTGAAACTATATTGATATAATAATCCGCAGAATTAGAAGATATAGAATCAATATCAGTATCTGGGAGTCCGATTAAATAAACTATTTCGTTTACTAAAGGTAAATTTTTATTGTTTCCTGTTAAAGGTCTAGCTGTTGGAGGAGTTTGTGAGGGTAAAGGATTATTTACATCCTCATACTCAATAATACCTAATCCATTCCATTCACCTAATTCTTTAAAACGTGGATGGGTTTCGTCTAAAACAATACTTAATACTCGTACTGCTCTAATCAAGTTCATTTGATTAATAGCGTTTTGAGTATTATAGTTATTATTTAGATTAGCATTTAAACTTTGGTTTAATGCCGAGAAACCGAATTTTGCCATTATTTACCCCCTTTTAACTCGTTCATAGCAGATAATAACTGCTCTTTTTCCTCATCGGAAATTGTTAAAGATCCTTCAGCAGAAACAGTAGCCATAGCACGTTGAGCTAAAGCAGCCATCTTAATTAAGATGTCATCATTTTTAACACTAATTTCCATATATTCCTTAATTAGGGGAACTACCAAAGTAGCATCCCCAATGTCAGAAATAAGTGGTTTTAATTCAGAAATTAAAGCAGTAACCTGTTGATCTTTTTTCTTTTGATTGTTATAGATTTCCTCTAAAACATCAGAGAATTTTTTATTCTTGAAAATTATGTTATCAAATTGTGACATAAATATACGTTTAGTTTATCATAAATATGAAAACTAGAAACTTGTATATCCGTGTTCCAAATAAAATACGTAACCTTCTTTAAATATATCGTAGAGTTGGTTTGCTATCTTAGTGATTTTAGGAGTTTTAACATCCACTATTTCACGGATATAAATGTAAAGAGCTTTCTTATTAAATATATCTAAGTGTTCTCTCTTACGGAATAGTTCTAAAATAGCATCCGCAATTTGAGCGTCATATTCTTTAGGAAATAAATTATAAATATTTCG